TATGTTTAATAATACACGTCTTAATTTATTATCTAAGACACATGCAATCGTGCATAATCCACATATATGCGAAAACTGTAGTTATGGAGTGAACGAACGCGTTCACGAACAATGTCCATGTCTCGAGTTTGATCTCGAGCCAATATGTTTCTTATCAGCATTAAGATGCCAAAAATATAATCTGCAAAATGCAGAAATGACTATTGATCCTAAATCAATAGCATATTGTCAAGACGGTCGATCGATATTCGATAAACAGTATAATAAGTTCCTACAAGATATGATAGGAGTTCAAGGATGGGAAGATGTCACGGTAGATCTCCTCCCAAAAGTTTTAAATAACACATTTTGGTATCATAAATATGTTGCAAAAATGAGCTTACATAAGCTCTTGAAGACACCTGATCATATGACAGACGACGAAATGAAGACCGCTGTAAAACAAACGATATTCACTATAAATGGCCTCTTAATTAAGAGATTTCTGGCCTTTCCAGATATGATTGTATCATATAAAATTATAGCTAAACAAACAGCAGAGCTATTTTCAGATTTAATTAGGGACTATACAAAAGAACCTGGTATTGAACAAGAAAGTGTATTTCTTGAAATCAAAGAATTCCTTAACTTTGTTAAAGGAAACTTTCATCTTAATGATGCACAAACACGAATTGACTTATTAGTCAATTTTCCTTTTAAATTCCAATCTGTAGGAAGATTTTTCGTAGAGAGACTTTATCTCTATGAGTACTGTATTAAATATTATAATAATACAAATCAAGATTATACAGGCTCAGTAACCTGGTTCTATAGAATGTCGATATTACATCAGACAAGAGTTCTTGGTTATTTACCAAGACATGTTAGCTGGAGCAAAGGTATAGCATACAGAGATTATATTATACAGCCAGAGGAAAAACCCGAGCTGAACTTATTAGAATTTATCGGAAAAGCGATAATAGAAGAATTTAAATTTCAAAGAATACCCATAAATGCATTATGGAAATATAGATTTGATAAAATGGATATCAGTGATGAAGAAGAAAAACTTTCAGAATTAGATGAAAGTATAAATCAAGGACTTGACTTTATAGTCAAGGATACAGCATCTGTGACACAACCTGTGTCAAAAGGGGGAAAGCTAGAAGACGCACGTCAGCTACTTCTAGTAATTGAAGCTAATGGTTGGTTAATACCAATCAGAGATTTAGATACACATGAAATCATTGACTTCATAGAGTATAATCGCAACAAGGAGAATATCCATGAGACGTTATTTTGGTTTTCATACCAAATAATGATTAATCATTTAATTGAATTAAAACGATGGAAAGGGATAGATCATTATTTTCCCTTTTGGTTTAAGAGTGGAAATCAATATGAATGTCCACAATTATTTGATGCAAGAATTGCAATCATAAAAGAACCTGGTAAGGATCGTATCCTCACTATGTCACATTCATTCTTTACCTGGTTTCTTACGCCAGGAGGGAAATTACTAAATAGCTGCATAAGCTTATTAGATTCACACAAGACAGGCCTAAGAGGCGCGTCAGATGACTGGGTATTTTCCCAGAGAATGGCCGCAGGAAGCAGCGAAAGCGAATTCATATATCGCTATAAAGAAGATCCCCTTAAAAGGAAATCTACAATATGGGCAATATTCCAAGATTGGAAAGAAGCAACAGATAATATCAACAGATATAAAGGACTTATGATGGTAAAGGCATTATTTCAATACCATGGTTTTCCGGACAATTATGGCCGATTAATATTAGCATGTCTTAGTGTAAATCAACATGTTAAGCAAAGTGTCCCAATTATCGATGAGGACACAGGTATTACACAATCCTTTCTTTGGAATGGAGATATTTGTCGAGGCTTTATGATGGGAAATCCCATTACAAAATCTATTTTACACTGCTGCCATATTGTGGAAACTGTAGCAGCTAGAATTGAATTAGGTCATACAATGGAACCTAAACGTGTGAATATCTATGGAAATTCATCTCAGAACCTGAAATTAAACAGGAGAAGTGTGGGAAATCCGCCAATACAAACATTCCCAAAATAACATCAGAAGATGACTGGATTGGACTTATAGTCCATACCAATGCTCTTAACCCGGAGTAGGGTCCGATTCAGGTAGCAATTGGTCTGGACTATAAGTCCAATCCAGTCAACTTTTGATGTT